GAAGAAGAGGTCTACTTCTTCTTCGTAAGTTCATGAACACGCTTCATGAATTCCTTATTACGACTTACTTTGGGATCGGCTTTTATGATACGAAGTAAAGCAGATGTTGGTATCTTGGGGCTATTTCCCCTTGGTTTTGGTCTAGACTTCAATTTTTTACGCGCACTTTGAATTTGTTTCACTGTTGGCATTTACTTTAGATGAATATTTAAATTGGTCAAAGAAGTGAACAGAAATTTTGAAGTTGTGATACATCAGCATACATATAGCGTCAGCTATGTCATGCTTTCTCTCATATGGGATGTTAACATTTGTATATCTTTCAGCTAAACTGGTGGTTCTCTCTTTTCGTTCATCATAGTTTAGATGTCTCATACCAAAATGTGTATGCATGCTCACAGGTGAAACCAATTTAACTTTATCTCTGAACATGTAATTCAAAAGTACCTCAATATTTGTAAAACCACCTGGTGGTTGTCTCTCTATGAGTATTGTTTCGGCTTCGTCAAATATATCTCTGTGATCATCCACCATAAGGGGGACAAGGTCAACTATATCATTCGAACCTAGGTGCTTATAATCTTCCAGACTCACCTTCTTTATATAGTTCACATCAATATTAGGACTCTTACCGCAATCAGCTACAACGAGACCCATATTGTGGTACCCAATATCTATAGCGAGCACCTTCATGTCTTTATGTAAAAGATTTTCCTTAAGTATAATATATGAAGATTAAGGCAAAGGCAAATGTAAAAACAAACACAACGACACAAATCCTGTGGGGTGCTTTAGTTTTACTTGTACTCGTCGTACTCTACATGTACCAAAATCCAAAAGTGGTTGAAGTTCCAGTGGGAGTACCCATGATGCCCCCTCCACCTAGACGTATGGAACGTCAAGAGAGATCTCGTAGCCCGGAGTTTAGGGAGCCTCCCATCAAACAGTACAAACCCGGTCATATGCAACAAATGGGTGTCCTCATCGGTGAAGGTGACGAAACCCTCCCTCTCTACGGCAAAGAGGTCAGAGGTCGTCGCGATCGCTACCACTACTACACCACGACCGGGGGTGAAAACTTATACCCACTCCCTGTGAGTCACGATGGTCGTGATTGTATAGATGACATAGGGTGCCAGGAGTTATATGGAAATGAAGCAGTCTCTGTGACTGGTAAAACTGGTTCATTTAATGTAAACTTGTACAGAACAGACGATTTTTTTTAAATTTAAGGTGATGGACCTGCCTGGTCATTTTTTCCACTAAACCGGTTCATCATATCATCTATAAGTTTAGATGTAGATGAACTACAAGATAAGCAGCAGCAACACATCATCATGAGTGCAGGTGGTGTTTTTACAGGGCTTTTCATTGTCATGTAAATTACAAGTAACGCACAACATATAGAACTGATATTACCAGTGAGAGACATGGGTTCCATAACTGGTCCCACACCATCAAAGTCAATTATCGCGGGATTTTCTGCTTTATCTGCTGAAAACAAACCTAATAGAAGAGCCATTTATTATACGTCAACAAAAATTATTTCGTAGGTTCATGACGATATCAATCTCCCTTCCCTGCAGCCCGGGATTTCTTGAGAATTTCCTCTTCATTCTCAAGAGTTTCATAATAGTTTCGTCGTCCAAGTCTTCAAAAAAATCCATGAGTTCCCTCATGTCACGTAGATCCATATCCTCTTTCTGTGCCTGCACGTAAGGCCATGTCTGTTTTCTTAATTCGGCAACCTCGTGTTCAAGTTGTCTAATACGGGGGAGTAACACTTTTGTTATTACTATACTAGCTTCCATAATACATATCTAATTGTAATCTCTAAGCCGCCCACGTTCCGCATACATATTTTACACCACCATTCTTAACTGGTGCACCTCTATGAACATATGTCCAACACGATGGAAAAATTAACATTTTACCCTGCTTCGGTTTAACTTTTTTACCACACCAAAAGTCGGTAGTACCACCCTGATCTTCCTCTAATGTATTCAGGTATAGTAGACATGTAAGATTGCGAGGTACACCCTCCTTTTTTGCATCATCTGTGTGCCATTTATAGAATTCACTCGAGCGATATTCTTGAATAAAATATCCTTCGTCAGTTAGATTTTCAAATATACCTTCACAAGCTACCCCTGATGTATAACTCTTAACATACTCACCATATTCCTTAATACATTTTGTAAAAATTTTAAATACTTCATTGTCAAGGTCCTTCCAGTCATCCAATCCAGAAAAATGTAGAATGGTTGATTTTCTGACATCTCGCTGAACACCACCAAATGTCTCTGACGGTCCTTTCCTGTCGTCATTCTGGAAACGTTTTATCAACTTGTCACACATTTCTTTTGAAATAACATTATCTATTTCGTAAATGAATTCCATGTTTGTTACAAGCTTTAAAGCTTTAAATGTATGTATTAGTAAATGATAAGAGTTAGACCCATTGTGAAATGCAGAGCTCAGCACAGTGATGCGTTTCACAACAAATTGAAAATGAATGAAATTAGACGTGTAGCTCTCCAACAGATGTATGAGACTCCCTCACTTCACGAACCCGTTAAACTCACTACAAGACAAGTGCGTCTAAAAATGATTCTTCATGAGGCTCTTGACATTGCTCACACTATTTGTGAACATCACGACACAAACACAGAAGAATGTATGTGGGCGTGGGAGGTAGTTGACGAGATTGACGATGCCGCCACGAGGGCTGGTGTCAAGTATCAATAATTTTCTCGTATATAGTAAATGGATCTCAAAGAGAGGGTCAAAAAATTAGGCTTCAGGGTGACTAAAGACGTCAAAGGTAAACGCGTCAAACTCACCAATAAGGAACTCCGAGCTAAAATTGACAGAAAGAAGAAGTCTCAACCAACACTAGAAAATCAGGCTAGAGATGCGAAGAAGTTTATTAGAGTATGTAAAATGGTTCTTCGAGAAGCGGAATCTAACACCCCTCGTGCACCCAAACGGTCTCGAACTGCTGCCCCTCCTCCACCTCCTCCTCCACCTCTAATGCGCGCACCACCGCCACCTAAACCGGTCGTTAACAACGCACGAGCTAGACTCATGGCCAATCTTAGATCTAATCTTAAAAGAAGAGGTCTCACGAATAATTAATCATATGTAATTTCCATACTCTTGAAGGGTGTACACCTGATCGTACTTGTAACTCCCGTAGTTGAGTTTACAAGTACTTCCACGTCATCTACACTGTAAGCTCTAACATCAAATCCATCAATAACACGGACTGACTTGAAGTCGTCCGTCACATTTGTTTCCTGGTCAATGTGTTTGTGTTCACCCATATAGTCACACTCTTTGTAGTAGTGAACACCTGGGGCACTCGGATCTATAGGTGGTGGTTTATTCTCTTCATCTTTTATCCCCAGATCCTTCTTGTATTTGAATAGAAGATAAAATATCAAAAACAAGACTGGAATGACAATTAGGCCAGACATCTAGTATTAGTTTACAAATTTAATTCCGAACCTCTTTGACATAAACTTTTTCACACTTTCAAAATCTGGATAACTCCAGAGGTACCACCGCGACCAAAATCCCGCACCGTCAATACCACTGATTTTCCAATCCTCTTTATCACTGGAATTGACACTGAGCATCAATGTCTGAATTTTTTTTGGATCTCTTTCACTAGTAGTACGTCTAGGAACTCTTCCACCGTGCCTAAGAACATAGGAACGCATTCTTGAAGGTGTTTTATGTTTGGTGTAATCCGAGTATCCACTGGCCCCGAAGTCAATGGTTCTTCCATCCCCGAGGATGGCCCTGAACTTTTTTTTACGATCAGGGCTTCTGATAATTTTGACATCATACATGTCTATTTAATAACTTAAACAGAAAAAAAATAAGTTACACATGAGCAGAATCGTGTATCCTTTTATGAGATACCATTTATCCATATACCAAAATAAGATCAATTTCATTCATAAATTTTTACCAGAATTGGACTATTCTCCCGAAGACAATATATTTGAAATTCTTAAAAAATCAAAATTAAGATATATTAGTCTTTCTGGTGTAGAAAAGGTGTATTATAAATTAATTTTGAATGGCAAAATAAAAACGTTTAAGGATTTTTTGTTGTTTTAATTACTTACGGCACGCGCCACAGTAACCCTCCTTCTTCGCTTCGGGGAAGAAAAAGAGGCGTTCATCACCACGCTTGACACGATAAAGGTGATCATACATATGAAGGAGACCAATCGCAAGGGCCACAGTGGACACAGTGGCACGCTTCATCTTGCGGGTAGTCCAGGCATAGGCCAATAGGAGACCGATGAGGGTCAGCTGAACAATAGTGAATCTGGGTAGCGCTGGTATCACAAAACGCTTCTCAACGGTGTCAACTTCGTCGGTGGGGGTTGGGGTGTACTTTTCCATACGCTTTCCGCCGTAACCGGGCATTTTTATTTTATACAGAGAAAATAATGTGGAATCTTCTGTTGTTGCCTGTAATATTGGTACTCCATGATTACTTGAAGTCTCCTATAGACCGGATGTATTTTCAAAAACCATTGAGACCCCTTGTGGGTATTAGAAATACTCTCGTAGACTTGATAGATTGGCGTTCAGAATACGATGTAAAAAATTTCCCTGGTCTTTGGCTTATCAAGTTACACTATGATAAAATTCGCAAAGAGTTTGAAGAAGTTTCGAAAGGTGCTAAGAAACACTTTTTTCATGAACTTGATTCATGGTTTGATAATAACCCAAATTACTATTATTACAAAGTGAGCGACTTTCCACTTTTGAAAAGTCTCATTAACCAGATACCGTGTATTAATAAAGATACAGCACTTTTTTCGGTGATGGATGGTCCTATGTCTCTAGCTCCACACCGCGCTGAAACGAATCTATTGCTTCGGTATCATCTCACTATAGAAAGTGGTGGGGATTGCACACTCTATACCGAGAATGGACCACATGAACATAAGGAAGGTGAAGAATTTCTATTTGATCACGCAAATATCCATGGTGTTATTAAAACGGGAACACATAAAAGAATCGTTCTTATCTTAGACGTTAGGAGATTCTAAATGCTTACGACATACCGCACGATACATATCATTTCCACCGATGAGTTCTAGTTCCTTGTTGTCCACAATCCTCTTCGTAAATGGACCAGGGTTTCCGTTATTACAATACATACAAAGGGCTGAAAGTTTGGTAACTTCACAAGCCAATGGAATGCAGTCAAGAATTTCTCCCCACTTTCTCTGAAATGAATCAGCGTCTAGACCTGCGATAATTACAGTCTTATTTTCAAATAGGCAATACTCCACAAAATTTCTGAGACGGAGAAAAAATTGAGCTTCATCAATGGCGATGATATCAGCAATCTCAAAGTCATCTTTATACACCAAGTCATAAAGATCATACACTTTGTGACAATTAAACTTTACATTGTCGTGGGTCTTCAAAACTTCATCTGGAGACCTAGTATCTTTAGCTGAATTGACTACGAGAATATTCTTACCAATAACTTTAAAACGTTTAAGTCGTCTAATAAGTTCCGAAGTTTTACCTGAAAACATATTTCCCATAATAATCGAAAGACCCATCTCCGCTGATTATTATAATGTTGTATTTTTATATGGGTGAAATTCACAAATGCATCTTCAATGGCCACAAGGGGTACTATAACCCCGGGACTGGCCGTGTCAGGTTTGGAAAATGCATTTATTCGAGTATCGGGGCGGCTGTAAATTATCTCGGTCCAAAGTAAGATGCCTCTCAGCGATGCAGCCATCACCAAGAAGGTCGGGCAACTGCGTAAATCTGAAGGTAAGATCTACGCACCCCTTAAATATTTCAGGGGACTCACCACCCTCAAGGAGGTTGAGACCCGCTATAAGAAGATGCTCCGGAAGGACTACAAAGATTTCAAGACGGACAAGGGACAGAAGACACGCACATCCTCCTACACCCAAAAGTTTAGGAAGAAGTATGGTCCAGAGGTGAAGTCCCTCCCAGAGATTGCTAAGGCTACTGGCGTGCCTTTGAAGACCCTCAAGACGGTGTACAATAGGGGACTCGCCGCGTGGAGAACCGGGCATCGTCCGGGAGCCTCTCCACAAGCGTGGGGGTACGCGAGGGTACACAGCTTCGTCACGAAGGGGAAGACGTACTACACTGCTGATAAGGATTTGCGTTAATTTAAAACATCCTACAGACACGCTCATAGATACTAGGTGTCTTCACTGGCTCGGGTGCAAACTTGAGTGCGAAGATTTTACCCACAATGGCTTGATTCTTCTCGGATTCACTCGCCATCTTGTCCGAATGTTCCATCATTTCTTTCATCATATCCATGATTCGTGTGTTAGATACTAGATAGTTCCTCTGATCTTGAGCTGCGGCCTTTTCAGCCCAAGATACAGCATTCTCCCTCACCGAATTATTCATTTCGAACTGTTTGTTCGCGGTGGCAGCCGGACTCGGATTCGCTTCCCTAAACTCGTCAATAAGACCATTAATGGTTTCACCATATGTATGAAAACGGTTGTCATCATAGGCTTTATCACACACGGCGTAGAGTAGTTCGTCACTCACTCCGTAAAGAAGGACATCCTTGTTTTCAATCGTGTATTCAAAAAATTCATTCATTTCATCACGAGGCACCCCATCCGGGTACGTCTTGATGAGAGTATCGAGCTTGTGTTCGTAATCGGTGAGAGTCGTCATTTTTAGATGAAAATTTAAGGATACTGTATTTACTTAGGTCTCATTACAATCTAATATTCTAGGAAGTCTGTAAAGGTAACGATATCTTGGTCAAGTATAGCTTCTGCGATGTCCGTGAGTTCTTGGGGGAGGTCATCCAGTCCTAGACAGCTCTCGTTGTAGACTTCAACCATGCTCATGTCTCTATCCTCAAAATAGTAGAGTAGATCTCTGAGGGTCTTGTCATCGATGGTCTGCATGGCTTTGCAAAACTTTTCGCAACAGAATGATGATCCTTCGAGGATGTTGTTCTTGATGTATACCTCAATATCGTCATCTTGACCGGTGTGAATCTCATCGGATAAATACGTACAGTTCATGAAGACCTCGATGCCACCCGCGACTTCACAAAGAAAATCTCTTTTGCCGGCAATTGCGGACATGTTTGTTTGTTTTTCTTAAAAATTACAAGGTTTTGAGTTTACTTAGGCGTAGTTTTTACACGCTTAGCATTTACCCCATTGTTATTGTTTCTGGGACGTTTTGTATTTCTGTTATTGTTATTGTTCGAGTTCGAGTTCGAGTTAGAATTGGCGTTACGGTTACCTCGTGGTGATCTACCAGTGTGTACCCACGCAAGAACATCTTCGAGAGACCATGATGGATCAATTTTATCATACCCTTTCCAACTCATACTCACTAGCTTAGTGTTGAACTCCCCGTCATTATCAGGGAGCAGGGCAACCCCTTTCCACATTCTAAGAGATTTTCCAGTCTTTGATTGAGTGGTCAAGATATACGGGAAGGTTTTTGAAAAATACTTCCATTTCGCGGTCCTGCGTTTAGTTTTAGGTGTGTACTTATGAATCATACCCCAAATAAACTTCTTAATGAAAGCAAGACGTTTACGAGGATCATTGGGTCCGGGATTATTCGTCAGACCAACCGCTAACATCATAGCGTAAATAGATTCCATATAACAGAAATGGTGCTGGGACATTTCGTCATATTGTTGAAGCCTGAATGCCCCCCTTGCAACTGTTTCACCATATTGCCTTTTAATCCGTATTCCATAACCATTATGATTTGCGTTCAAAAAGTTGTTATAGTTTGTTGCCACGAAACCACCTGTAGGTTGTACCTGTAACTTTTTGGTTTGTACACCCCAACCTTCGATGTCTTTTGCTTTACATCCAAGGATAGACCTTACTTTAGGAGAATTCCAAGAGCGAGCCTGTGGTGCCCATTTTTTGGCTACATTTACAAAATTAGATAAATCCGAATCATACATAGAATCGTATACATTCACCTGACCGTTTTGATGCTTTAAGTGAATGAGACCGTAGTGCCCCGTTCCATTACCAAACTTTTGTTCAACTAAGACGAAGTTCTCTTGGGCCCCAGACTTTCTCTGTATATTGAGGTTGTTCTTACTGGAACTGACTTGATAAGTCATATTTTCACGGGTTCCGATGACATCTTTCATCATTTTCTCGAACATACCTGTAGCATGAAGATAAGTCTTGGCAACTTCGGAGGCGTTCTCAATAGCGAGAAGGGTAATAGCCGAATTTCCCATCTTACCTGCCTCCACCATCTCTCCTACCCGTTTTTCTATGTAATCATTCTGGTTGAACCTGGTAGTGTTCTCACCGATATCTCGTAGGAGCTGGGTACGATTTGAACTCGCCGGTAGAAGTTTTACTGGCACTGGTCTGTTGTTCATATATTATTAAGCAAACATAATAAAGATTTCCATCGAGATAAAATAATGACTGATCGCATTACGTGGGATGAATACTTTATAAACGTCGCAGATCTCGCATCGGTTCGGTCTCCATGTGAGAGGTTGAAGGTGGGGTGTGTCCTCGTCAAGAACAACCGCCTCATCAGTATGGGTTACAATGGATTTCTAGGCGGATGCGAACACAAGTCTATTGTAAGGGATGGTCACGAACAAGCGACGATTCATGCAGAGATTAACGCAATCACGGATGCGGCGAAAAGGGGTGCCTCCATTGATGATTGTGTGGCGTACGTGACACATTATCCGTGTCTCAACTGCTACAAGGCTCTAGCGAGTAGTGGAATCAAAAAGATCTATTACAAAATGGACTACAGGAATGACCCAGTCGTAGAGGAAATGGGCTATGGAATATCTATGGTAAAGTTATGATACTCATAGACAGGATAATTCGGTACTTCTCAAAAGACATCATGTTGCCGACAAATTGTAATGCAACTAATAAAGAACTTCTCTGTCCGAAGAAACGTTGTGATTGTAAAATTTACTGTAAGAAACCACCAAAGGGTTCATTACCTGTGTATGTTAAACCCTAACCTTCTTCATCCCTTCTTCAGATATAATCTTATTAATGCATTTAATTTCATCTTTCGTCCATTCAGGTGCACCATACAAAGTTCTGAAATGGGAATACATTCTCCCTTTACCAGTAAAGTCATTGACAATTAATTTTATATCAAGATCTTCATTTTTCACACCATAGCGACCAAAATAAGGCCAGTTGTGAAAATTGAAACGAAATGTTTTGTATCCACCACCATCCAGTTTCACACGAATACCACCTTCACTGATAGGTTCGGGTTCAAACTCATGGTGGGGTATAGCGACGTTCATCTTTTCTACAATGTTCATGATGTTCCTCATAGTGAAGGAGTCACTAATTTTG